GATGCCGGACGGCAGGCAGAGTTGCTGGCTGAGGGGTACGACGTTATCCCGTATATCAACGCCTATGAGGACCCCGGTTCGTTGTCGTATGTGATCCTTGACCCGGCATCTGTGAAGGTTCGTCCCACACCGGAGTGGAGTGTTCCGGGCCAACCGATGGGGGAACCGGGCCAACAGTATTGGGGGCGGGAGGTAACCCGTGGCATGGGTGGTCTGGAACCGATGGAAGCCGATCTGGCAGCAGCACGGGAGACTGCCGAGCAGGGCGAAACGGCGTGGGTCAAGGCCGTGGATGATCGCCGTGAAGCAGAGCGTGTGTTTACCGAAGCCAAGGAAGAATGGGACACCCGTGCCCCGGCACTAAACCGGGCCGTGAAAGAGGCTGTTGAGGCTGGAGAGAAGGCAACGTCGTTGGAGGCGAAGGTCACGCCGCATCTAACTGTTGCGGAGATCAACCAGCGGCCACAGGTGCAGCAGGCGCAGGCGGTCCTTGATGAGGCTGACCGTCTTCTGGAGTTGGAAACGGAGCGTTTGGCGGCGGCGCGGGCGAACGTGGATCGGCTGCGCAGGGAACATCCAAGAAGTCGGGCCATGAAAGCCGCTGCGCGAACAGCCGAACATTTTGAGGAACCAGACGAGAAGGCTTGGAGGGTCAGGTTTCGGAGGGAGAGGGGCGGCAGGCCCACGGCGACGCAGGTCGGGAAGTGGCGGGGAGAGCGTCGTGCCGAAATGGAGGCTGCCTACTTGGTTCCCAAGAGGGGGCCGCTGAAGAACATCAAGCCGCGTAGGAATGCGTTGGCTGCGTGGCGTGTTGAGTGGGAAAACCGGTTGAGGGTTGCGCGGGATGAACTTCGGGAGGTAATGGCTGGTGCTGAGAAGCGTGCCGCTGAGGCGGAACGTGTGCCGGTAGAACGCAGCGGTGTTGAGGGGTATACGCCGACTCCCGAGGAGTTGGCGGCTGCTGATCGGATGTACAGCGGCGTTGAGGGGGCTGTGCCTACTCAAAAGGAAATCGACGAAATACGTGAAACCCTCAGGGCGACAAAGGCAACCGGTGAAGTAGAGGCGCCGACACCGGCAGAGGTCGCAAGGGAAGAAGAAGCAGCAGGGGCCATGCGATCTACGGGGATAGCCGGTGAAGGTGGCGAGGTGGAGGACCGGTTTGGCAAGGTGGTGCGGAGAGCAGCGCGTGACCGTCCCGAACTTGAGGACTATGTGCCGCCGGACGATCCGGTGCTGGCTCAGGAGATCAGCGACCTTGACAACGAAATCCTCAATGAGTTGGTGCCGGAGCAGGCACGTCGGCTAAAGGAAATAGAAGACTGGGATGCGTTGTCGTGGGCACAGCAACGGAACCGCACCAAGCGTGCAGCGGACCAGCGGCGGAAGGTCACCAAGGCTAGGGACGCCGTAAAGAGGGCAAGGGCGCGTGTTGAGGCGGCACGGGCACGTTTGCGCACCCGGACTACCAATCCGACGGTGGAGGCCGCTGAGGGGCGTCTGCGGCGCGCTGAGGAGAAACTGGTCGCTGAGCGGCAGGCAATGGACAAGATCGGTTTCGTGGACGAGGACCGTTCTGCGAGGTTGTTGCGTGAGGTTGAAACCAAACTGCACAAAGCGCGGCAAAAGGTGAGGGTAAAGAAGGGTGCGCGTACGCGGCAACAGAATCTTGCCATTCAACGTGAGGCGGCGAAACGGGACGCCTACCAGTATGCGCCACCGGGTCCACGTCGGCCAAAGCAACAGTTCAGCAAGGAAATGAAAACCTCCCAGTATCTGCCGGGAGATCGGCGTACCGTACGGGGAGCAATGAACAGGGTACTCAAGTTGAACGCCAAGGTTAGGGCAACATATGCCCCGGCGTACGACGATCAGATACAGGCGGCGGAGAGGGTGCTGGACGCACGGTTACAGTTGGACGAGGCAAAGGCTGTGGTCGAAGACTTCACCCGCAAGGGTGAGGGTGGCATCGACGTAGGACTGGGTGGTCGTCATGTCCCCAAGGCCCCGGCCCATCCGGGTCGGATACAGCGCGCTAAGGCAATCGTCGCACGTGCGGAGGGTGGTTTGGGGGACGCCAGAAGGGGTGTCGCGGGTCGGGAGGTCATTATTGTTGGTGACACCGACCCACGGTTGCCGCGGCGGGCGAACCTGTTCGCAGTGAGGGGCGATATTGGGTTGGTGAACTTTGCCGGGAAACGCGACACCGTGATGAGGGTGCGCCGGGTGAGTAAACAGAAGAACACATGGAAGTTTACGAACATGGAACCGGCTTCTTCCCAGAATGCGGAGCGTGTGTTGTTGGGGGGGGAAAGTCGGGCTGCGATGCGCGATGCTGACCCGCCGTGGCATTTCTTGGATGAGTTTGATCCTGTTGAGGGGCGTCGCCTTGAGGGTCTTGAGGGGGAAACGTGGGACCCGGTGCAGCAGGCGACGTTGGCCCGCGAGCGTGCAACTAGGTCTGCCGGTACGGCAAGGAATTTGGGGGAGCAGCAGGCCGCTGCGGCGGCTCGTATGGGCCGCGAGTTGCCGCGTCCGGCGGAGGAGTTTCCGCCGTGGACATTTGGTGACCATGACGAGTTGAACGCTGCGTTGGGTATCAACTTGGAGAACTTGGAACTCAAGGTGAACTATGCGCGGGAACAAATCAAGATCCTGTTGGCGTCGTTTGTTGGGGTGGCGAATACTGATCCCACAGTCAAGGCCATGCGTGCGTTCCTGAGTGGCATTAGCCGACCGCTCACTGCGGGGCAGCCTCCGCTGTCGGGGATAAAGCGGATAGACGAGTACGTCAAGATTTGGAAGGAGTATGAGGGGCTTGAGGCGGCGATGCTGCATGAGCGGTTCCTTCGTGCGCCGGGGGATTTGGAAACGGCGCAGCAGCATTTGGCTGCGTTCAATGATCGTGTGAAGGAGATAGCGGATCAGGCCGGGTTGGCTTCGGAGATGGTTGCCATTGAGGGTGCCGTGGAAGGTGCCGGTCAACGCCGTCTGGTTGCGTCGTCTGAGAAGGTGAAAGACCTGATTGCCAACAAGAACACGATGAAGGAACACGGCGAGAAGCAGGCTGCTCTGGTCAAGGAGAGCGCACGGCTGGAAAAACTCATCGCCTCAAAGAGCGGCAAGGCGCAGCGTCATGCCGTTACGAGAGAGGGGCAGTTGGCTCGTATCGCTGCGTTGGAAGTCGAAGCGGGTTTCGTTGTGTTGGATGATGTGGCCGACACGGCGTACGACGCTATGCAGGATGCCGTGAGAACAATGGGGGGCGTCGATGAACGGATAGCGCGGACGCTGGCTAGTCTGCGGGAACGCAACCGTGCCATGGGGGGCGGCGATGATCTTCGCAAGATCAATGATCCGGCAGGGGGGTTCGTGGCACAGGGGAAGGATCTGAGGAGAGGGTTGCCCAGTGGTTCGACGCAGGATCTGGGCGACGTATTGCGTCGGTCTGTTGCCCGGTCGGTTGGTGTGGGGGGTTACGTGGCGGATGCTGGGACGGATACGACGATGTTTCAGATCAAGGCCGGTGTAAGAGAAGATGCCCAAATGTTCTTGAAGGAAGCCCTTTCCAAGAATGAGTGGGGGCCGTGGGTGTTGTTGGGTAGCGATGCCACGTTGAACGCTGAGGTGAAGGCGGTCATTGATGCGTTTGCTCAGGTGAACGATCCGGCGATGTTCGGGAAGGAGGGTTCGTTCTGGCGGGGTTGGGACAAGTTCCAAACCTATTTGAAGGCGGCGATGATTGCCACGCCGGGATTCGTGAATCGCAACATTTTCGGTGCATTCTTCAATGCCGCCATCGACGGGGTGAACCCGCAGTACCTGTTCAAGTCGTTGACCATGACTACAAGCGTTGCCAAGAGGGCGATGAAGGAACAGGTGACCTTCTATGAGGCGGCTAAGGCGTTCCGCAACGAGGGGGTCAAGGACTTCGACCAGTACGTGACCCTGCTGGAAACGGGTGTGCGCGGTGGGGGTCAGGCTATCAGTTCGGTGGAGTTGGATCACGGGTTGCGTAACGCCGGGTGGCGTAGTTTGGAGATGCTGATTGGCCGTCCGGGTGGTACGGGGAAGCAGTGGAGCGTGTCGTGGAAGCCGTGGTCGCCACGGTTCGCCCCCTATCAGGCGGTGCGGTCGGTGAACAGTTACGTTGAGGACATTGTTCGTCTGGGTGTGGGGATGGACACGATGCGGTGGGGCGGCGATGTGAACGATGCCATTGCCCGGATTGCTAAGACACAGTTCGACTATGACGAGTTGACTCAGTTTGAGCGCCAGTGGGCTAAGCGGTTCTTCCCGTTCTATACGTGGACGCGGAAGAACGTGCCGTACCAGTTGAATCAGTTGGCGCGTCATCCAGCCAAGTACAACCGGATTTTGGCGATCAAGCGCAACATGGAGTTGGGAACGAAAGAGGAAGACATCGTGCCGGACTACTTCTTGGAGCCGTTTGGTGTCAGGACCCCGTGGTCTGGTGCGGGGGGCGTGATTTACAGTGCCCCCGACATTCCGTTTCAGGATTTGGCACGGTATGACCCGCTCCGCAAGGGGCCGAAGCAGGCTGGGCAGAATGTGCTATCTATGTTGACGCCGATTCTCAAGGCACCCCTTGAGGCTGCTTTCGGCAAGCAGATTTACAGTGGGGTACCGTTTACTGGTCGTTACCAGTTGGCTCCTGTTGCGATCACGGGGATTCCGGGGTTGAGTCAGATCATGGAGCAGGCCGGGTTCATCAAGCGGGCGTCGAACGGGGATTTGAAGATGCGGGACCATCACATTTACGCGTTCACCAACATGCTTCCCACGTTGGGGTTGTTGCGGCGGTTGTTCCCGAACGAGCCGAAGTTTCAGCGCAGCCTGATGCGGAATCTGATTAGCACATTGGGGGGAGTGTCGGTTTCGTTCAACACGGACGAGGCCAAGCACAACTGGTTGACGAACCTGCGGTATGAGCGTCAGGAGGAGCGTCAGGCGTGGAAAGACATGATCAGTCAGACGCGGTGACGGGACAAAGTGGCCTTTAGGTATGTTCTACATTAGTCGCCGCCAGTGGGATGCGCAGCCGCCACCCGGCGGCAAGTTCGATCCGTTGAGCAAGCACCGCGTGGAGGGTGTCATCATTCACCATTCCGGGGTGGAGGATGCTCCGCGTGGTGTGCATGCTGTGTTGGCGTTTGAACGCCATCACCTGTCGAAGGGGTGGGATGGGATTGCGTACAACTGGTTGGTGGATGAGACTGGCACGATCTTTGAGGGCCGTGGTTGGGATGCCCGTGGGGGTGCTACGAAGAATTGGAACAGCAGGTCCATTTCGATCTGTTACACGGGGTGGGGGTTCAAGGAGCCGAGTCCCAACGTGTTGGGGTCGATTTCCACGTTGTTGGTGGAGGCGGAGTCTCATTTCGGGAAGCCGTTGTGGGTGTCCACGCATCGCCGTAAGGGCCGCACGGATTGTCCGGGTGACTGGTTGGGCAACTGGGTTGAGGGCGGCATGGTTCCGGCGAAGAAGCCGTCTGATGCGGGCTGGGTTGCGATCATCCAGTATTTCAAGGATCTGCGGGTGCAGGTTGAGGCGAAGCCGATCAAGCGGCGGGCACGGGGTTTACCAGTGAGGCTCATTCAGGGCCGTTTGAATGATCTGGGGTTTGATGCCGGGGTGGTGGACGGCATATTTGGGCGGCGTACGGCAGCAGCGGTGCGTGGCTTTCAGGAATCGTTGGGATTTCTGAAGACGAGCGGGGCGGTGGACGGTGACACGTTCGGTGCCTTGTTCCAACTGTGAGGAAACATTATGCCAAAGGGTAAGGACTATGGGACGTTTGAGGACACGTTCGGTTCGCAGAACGAGCAACCGTATGACTCTTCTTCGTCCTTCAACATGTGGGATATGGTGGGTAAGGCTAAAGCCGCTGCATCGTATCTTCGTGGCACTAATCTGGGGAACGCCGCTCATGGCGGTCGCCCATTCGGAAAGTAGGTTATGATGCGTGACGGTAAGAGGCCAAGGATGGTTCGGGCTGGGCGGGTGCTGGTGGACAGCGCCAAGCGCGGCAAGACATTTCGCCCCCCGGCGGGGCAATCAAAGTCGGCTGCCAAGTCTGCTCTGTGGACACGGTAGCCATGGATAGGAAACGGCCACGGCCAAGGTATTGACAGTGAGGAAGAGCAAATGAACAACATGTTGGAGCGGGCTGCGTGGACTTTCGTTCAGGCATTTCTGGCTGTGTTTGTGGTATCGGATCTGGCTTCTGTGAAGTCGGCGGCTGTGGCGGGGCTTGCTGCCGCACTGTCAATCGTGAAGACGTTCGCGCGGGACAAGGTTAGCGCATAGTCGTGGCCACGTCGGACGTGGAGTGGGCATCATTCTGCGAGGAGCATGCGTATGTGGAGGAAGAGGTTTACGCTGCCCTTCAGGAAACTGCCCATTTGTTCGACCTGAACGACGGGATGCACGCCAAGTGGTCATCGGATGGGCTGCTGGGGTTGCTGCTGGTGTTCGACCCTGAGGAGGCCGAGCAGTTGTTGGCGGCGTTCTACGCTGGGATGGACGGGGTTACCAACGCGCAGGAGGCGTTTGCCGTGTGGGTTGGTTCGTTGATGGGGATGCTGCGTTCCTGCATGCAGGGGTTAGAGCCGTAGCCTGTCGTTGAGCCAGTCCCGTACGAGTTCGTGCTGTGCCAGTTCTGCTATGAGTTTGTGGCGGATCTTGTCGCGTCTGCGGGCAAGTGACGTTTTGGGGATGCCTATGACGGCCCCGGTTTTGCGAAGGGAGAGGCGTTCGATGAACAGGCGTTCAAAGATCCATTTGTCCTCGTCGCTGAGTTCATCCAGAACGATGCCAAGGAGTTCTTTCAGGGGTGCCGTTTTTTCTAGGGGTACGAGGTCGGCGTTTTGATGCGGGGCGAGTTGCATCAACGCTTCTACTTCTGTTACGGGGCGCGGCCGATGAACGGATTGGTTGCCCCCTTGAAGATCCCAGCGGGATGGGTCGGTTGGATATTCACGCCTCCGCACCGTCATCTACGAGTATAGCAGATAACGGCAGCGGGGGTAGGGATGCTAGGTCTTCCTTGTTGAAGTGCAGGTCGCTGATTTTCACGTTGTAGCAGTCAATGGTGGGTGCCCATCCGTTGTCCCCATCTACCACTCCGGCGTTCAGCAGTCGGGACTGTGACAGGAATGTTTGCTTTGCCATTGCCCCAAGGTACCACGCTATGGTGCAGTCCTTGTGGACGCGGACGAAGGCGTAGTAGTCACAGTTCTGGTTGGTGCCGATGGCTGCGACTGAGCACTCGTAGTAGGGGCGTGGTTCGCTGGTTACACACTTGCTCTTTACGTCCACGGTGGCACCGTCGGGCATCACCACATCCCAGTCGTACGTGTTGACCTGTTCGCCGCCGGTGATCTTGGCGAAGACCATTTCACCGAGGAACCCGTAGACGTTGCCTTCGCCTTGTCGAATGGAGTTGTTCAACTGGCCCATTTCGTCGGCTTGCCATTGAGCGGCTTCTCGCATACTGCGGGGGATTATGAACTCGTACATTAGTCAACCTTGTCTACTTTGACGGCCCTGATGCGGACGACCTGTCTGTCGTCCTCCCACGCTACACCATTGAGTGCATCCAAGGTGAGTTTCACGTAGTTGTCCAAGTCTCCTCGCAGTGTTGTGGCGTCGTGCGGGGATGTGTTTACAAGCAGCACGGTTGCTTCGGGGGAGTAGGCGATTGTGACCTCAACGGGGCCACCGATTTTTTCTCCCACTTGGTCTTTCCACGCTTGCGCAATGTGGTCTTCTTCCTGCAACGTGGACTTGGGGGTGAAGACCTTGCCTCCCTTGGTGTGGCGAGGGCGGGCCTTTACCTTTGGTCGGCGTTCTATGATTACGGTGTAGGCATCCATCAGGTTAGTGCAATCTTGTAGGCTCTATGTACGGTATCTTGTAGGCGTTGGTCGCCGTCTTCCCGGCTGCTGTACTTTCCTCCCCATTCTATGTCGGCTGCCCGGAGTTCTTTGAGGGTGTCTTCTTGGGTGTGTCCTTGGCGTGCCATTATGCAGGCGAGTGCCCATAAGGCTCTGGATCGGTCCCCTTTGGGTTTTTCGGGGGTGGGTATCGGTCCCCGCTCTCGTACGGTGGCCGCTGAGCCTCTCAGAGGCCCTGTGTAGGGGGTACTCCCTGTCGGGGGGGCTGGGAGAGGCTCAGGGGGCCTCCAGAGGGCGCTGACGGCCTTCCACTCATCTGTTGTCGTGCGCGTTTCGATGGCCTCCTGTACAAAGGAGTGGACGGAGACTTGGCTACAGACCGCATCCGGGTTTACTACTTCGTTGTAGCCACCGGGGTTACGCAGGTGTCCATAGGGGAGCCGAACGCCATTCCCCCATCCACGCCCACTCAGTTTAACTTGTTTAGGATTTACTTCGAGGGTGGGAGCATCAACAAGGGAACACACTCCGATAAGTCCGCGCCTCACATCCACCGCAGAAACAGCCTTGTCGAAGAACACCCACAGGTGGAACCCCTTGGACCGTGACCGCTCCACCCACGAAGCCACGCCCAGTTGATGCAGCGCCGCCTGCACGTTCCGCGCATGCACAAGGGCCTCCTCATGCCCCTCGTCCCAGTCCACGCAACCCCAGTACACCAAGAAGTCCCCACCGACGTGGAACAGGGGATACACGCCTATGGAGGGTCCCCGGTGAAGGTGGTCGTCTACGAGAACGACGAACTCCTTGTCGTCGGCGGGGAGAAACGTGCCATCGTCGGCACGCCACGGTCGGAACCCGCCGTGGTCATCGTCATCAATCGCCACCTTGCCCCCACGAAACAGGATGGCAAAGTCGCGTGATGTCTCGTCAATCCCGTCGCCTCCGAATGTTTCCACAACCGGGGCACCGTTCCCACTCCCATTTGTCTGCGGTGTCGAACTGCTTATAGTTGTGCTTTCGTATGACATACCTTTCATTCCTTTTGTCGAACTTCCAGCATGGCCTATCCGCCACTGGGAATCAACTCTTCCCAGTATGGATGAATGTGTCCGTTCAGGGGATCAAGATAGTACGTGTGATCACCCAGCCGTGCCGTCCGCTTGTTCTTGCACACATTCAGGTTGACACTGTTCTCATGGTAGCGCACCTCCCAATCTGACAGACCGTGCCGGTCCTTCTTGCGGTACACCTCTATCACGAAGATCGCCTCCTGTTCACCACCGTACCGGCCAGCGTAGATCCCCGCAGAATACCCCGGCGTGGATGCCCCGCGTCCCGCCTGATGCACCAGCCCGATGGGTACACGCTGCGTCTTGGCCCAACGCTTCACAGCCTGAGCCTTGGAGGTCACACCAGTTGCATCGGACTCCCCTCCCGGCATCAACTCCAAGTAGTCGATCATCACGAACGACGGGTCGCACCCCCACCACTCCCGTGTCTCATCCATGGTGGCTGTCATGCTGTCCAAGTCCATCGACTCGTCCACGATAGCGACACGCGACAGTTCAGCCGTGGCTGCCTCATGCAACGCAGCAATAGTCTCCGTGTCGTTTGCCTTGATGGCCTCTTCCACCTCCGGCGACGACCGCCCCTGTAGGAGGCAGAACAGTTTCATCGCCACCAGTTCACGCGGTTCATCCATGGAGAAGATGACCACATGCGCTCCGGGGTCGTTCACCAGATTGGTGACGATCCCATTCAACAGCATCTGGGACTTGCCCGTGTGGGACCGGCCCACCACCATCAACACCTCACCCTTCCCGATACCACGGGTGGCAAGGTCGATTTCAGGGAACCCCAGATACCATCGCTCTGCCGGGTTGCGAATGAACCCGATCAGGTTGTCCACCACCGCCGTGGACAGTGACCAACGGTTTGGTTGCGAGGAGGAGGCTGCCGCCCCGCCGTCACCCTGTTGGGCAGCGGCGAGGCGACGCGCTATCTCATCCTCAGATATGAGGGTTGCCATTGTCAGGCTCGGATCTGCGCTCCGATAGCAGCCAGATCAGCGGCCGTCTTACCGGTGAACGGACAGACGAACCATCCGGGCACCAGCACTGCGCCGTCCTGCTTGGTGAGCCACAGGCCCTTGCCATCAGACCGGCGCTTGTAATCCGGTCCCTTCTTGTTGAAGTTGGCAGCCGGGTCCAGTTTCTTGGACCAGTTCGGGTCCCACCAGTCGGTCCTGTTCTCCATCAGGTGACGCCAGACCTCCTCAAGGCTGCCACCTCCACCGGACGGGGCGGGAGCCGCAGCCGCAGCCGGGACGGCGGGTACGGGGGCACTAGCCGCAGGCCGGGGAACGCTTTTGGCAAGCATCTGTACAGCGCCATCCTCCTCCAACGTGTATCCGACACCCAGAGCCTCGTAGTTGGAAATCTCCAACGCTGAACCCCACTGGGCGATCAGGTCGGCCACTTCCTCTTGTGACGTGTCTCCGTCTATCGCTATGGTCACCGAACACGATGCTTCCGCTGGTTCATAGTCACCCGTTTGGATCACTTGCCTACGGAACACCGTTACGGTGCTTTCTGTTTGCTTGGTTGTTGCTGTAGCCATGGGTCTACCCTTTCTCTAGTTGGTTCCATGGGTCTGGTCCCGCAAACCTGCCGCGACATGAGGCCCAAGCCCCACACCACTTAGGTGCGCAATGCCATCCAGCCATGTTCAATGGCCATACCGGCAAGTCGGCGGCTATGAGTGTTCCCGCAGAGCGAGCCAGCGCAACCAGACTGGCCCACTCCGCAGGTCCTGAATCTACAAGGGTGGTGTGTACCTTCCCCTTGACGAGATATACGAACTGGAATCCCAATGGATCAGTCAGCCCGTTGTCGGACTGGGTTGCCACCGCCCACGTATACGCTGCTGCCTGCACCGACCAACGCTTCTTCTCCCAGTCGCCGGAGGGCTTACGGCCGGGGTTCTTCCAGTCGATGATCGGCTGTGGGAAAGCCTGCACGCAGTCCACGGTTCCCCTCAACCAGATTTCCGGCTTGTGGTCTACGACGAGGGGCAGTTCAAAGCCCCATTCGACCGACACGGGGCGCACGTTCTCCCGCACCTCATCCCACCACACGCCTGCGTTGGCCTTGATGATCTCCAACGGTTCGCCCTCTTTGTGGTTCCAGCGGACGATCTCGTCCTGATGCTGCTCCCAGTATTTGGTCGCCGTCGAAATGGTCTTGGCGCGGGTGAATGGCTTCCCGGTTTCGATGACCTCGTTCAGGCATTGTTCGATGCCGTAGTGGACGGCGGTGCCGATCATGGTGGACGTGGACTGGGTGTCCTGAGAGATTCCCAGCATCGACTGGCGTGCCCGTTCCGGGCACATTGCCAGATCTCCCAGCCATGATTGGCGTAGAACTATTCGGTCTTCTGGTGGTTGCATAGTTTCATCCTAGCATAGTTGGGACAGGTGGTGGTGGATGCCCATGGCATGGCATGGCTTGTACTTCTACTTACCATGACATGCCATGGGCAGGGTAGCACATGCGGCGACTAAGCCCCGTCGGGGCCTTCCGGGTCTTCTCCCAAATGTCGCAGCAACTGCTCCCCCGACGCTGGGAAATAAACCACATTGTCCTCCCCGTTTTGGGAAGAATCCTCCGTCATTTCCTCTGAAACATTGTCCATTTCTGCGGCAGTTTCTTCTGGAGTTTTACCTTCTAAAGCCTCCCACCAAATGCCCATGTTTGTCATCAAACCGCCGCCCAGTTCAGACAGATTATGGGAGAAATCACCTATGCTGGCTACGAGATGTTTGAGGAGTACGGTCATTTCCGTCATCGCCCTCTCCAACTCCGATAGCCTTTCTTTTTGATTTAGTTTCTTTGACACAGCACCTCCTTGTAGGCGGGGGGCCGGGGTGAAAGGAGATAAGTCCCCGACCCCCCACGGTCTACATGTCTTTCCGCAACCTTAGCAGTTCGGAGCGGGTGTACGTGTCATGGAGGTCTTTCAGGACGGGAATGCTTCTCCGTCGCTGCTCCGCATGCCGCTTATTGGACTCAGCATACGCCTCCTTGCACACCTTGCACCTGCACTTCTTGCTTCGGTAAGCGTGTGTTCCGTGCTTCACGGTTACACTACTGCGGCAAACACTGAAGTGCTAGATCACTTCCTATAGTACGCATAGCAATCTTCTTCCCGTGCCGCCTCGCAGCAGCATAGGCGTTAGACTTCATGCTGAGAGTAGCGGCCTGAAAATCTGTGCCGCTCTCAAGTAACCATGTCTGACCATCAAACCAGTCAGCCCACGGATACTGTTCCCGACGACCCGGACGGGCCATGTCGGGCAACTCGCTAAGTATCTTAGCCATTGCCTTCTCCTTACTCGTTGGTTACTCCGCCCCATCTGGGGACGGTCCTCGCCCTGTTGGCGAAGATCTATTGACACTACTCGTCTTCCGCGTCACCTATCTGCTCAGTCCAACACTTGGGACACAGAAACCATCCGTTCCTGTACCCCATGATTGCCTCCCGCTCATCGTCAGAGTGTTGTGGAAACAACCTCTGCACGGAGTCTATCCGCAGCATGAAAGTGTTCAACGCATTCTGCTGCACCTCCGTTTCAACGATACGCGGACACGCCGAGCAGGTCGTGCGGATATGTCTGACATCACTCACCTGAGGGACGCCTTCAGTGTCTTCAGGTCATCGCGCAGTGCCTTCAACGCGTTGTGCATGTCAGCAACCGCCTCCTGCGTCGCCACAACAGGCATCCCCGCAACCGTGCGGTTACGCTTGTGGGGCAGCCGATGACTCTCACTCATACGCAGCGCCTTGGCCGCACGCAGGTTGGCAACCCAATCCCGTATCTCTACGGGATCGTACGCATCCTGCCTCTGGGACCACCCAGCCCTGTTGCCAATGGCCCGCGTCTGAACGCGGGCTACCGGCTCAGGGAAGGGATGGTGGGAGTCTGGCCCCCACACATTGGCCCAGTTGTAGGGAGTGCTTGGTGACCTTCCAAACACCTTGGCAATGTCCTTCTTCGTCCATACATACATATGTCCATCTCCTATTCTTGTTTGGTTTATTGTTACACCGTCAACAGATCCAAAGCACGATCCGCCAACGGAGTCTTGTTATC